TAAGTAGTAGGTTGTGCAACTGTATCTGCACCATCAGTAATAATCCTATCATCTACTCCATCAAAGTCAATAGAATACTTATTTACAAATTTGTATATAGGCTGACTGTTAAGAGTAAGCTTGTTGCCTAATGTTAGCATTTATCCTAATGTATATTTGTTATATCCTATTGCTATTCCTGAAGTTAATGTAATGCTTTGCACTCTCATAAATAATGTCATTCCTGCAGGTATTGTTGTTAAAAGTGCATCTTCTCCTGTTGCTTGATTTGATGAAATTGAAGATATTTGACTATCTGTTACAAAGTATATTGCATAAAAATCTTTTCCTGTCTGAGCAGTAGTTGTAAATACCTCTACATTATCTGCTTGTCCTAAACTTTCTATTCCTGCTATTGCCTCTAATGATGGTGCGGTCTGATTGTTAACGATTGGTTCTCCCATTGTATATGTATATTTTTTCTGTTAAGAACACAAATAAAACAATTTAATTGAATTACAACAAGAAATTTAAAGAAATTTTAATCCAATCTATATTATGAAATTGAAATACTACATTTTATTATAAATTCAATTCCAAAAACTGCTGAATATTTAAAATATTTTACTATACCTTTGGATTCCTATAGAATACGCTGTTGCTCATATCGCAACTAGCATATTTGATAACCTTCCCATAAAAATAAACATTATGTTCAAATTTAAAATTGGTAAACTAACCATACAACTACTCCCACCAAAAATAACATATAATATCTAATTATGAAATTGGATTTGGGTTTCTTGTGTGGGCGTGTGGTGGTATAAAGTACCTTGGAATTAGAAATTACGGTTTTTTTTTAAAACTCCCTTTTTTACTCTAAAATTTTACAAAAACTTTGTTTTTTTTCCTCAAATCAAATAAAAACTTTTAAAAATAGCTTTTGTTGATAAGTTTTGTGTAAAAACTTGTATAAATAAAGAAAAAAAGCAATCAAATAATAAACTTTCTTATAAATTAATTTTAACTTTTTAAAATAATTTAGAGCTAGAATTTTTAGGCTCTAGCTCTTTATTATTAACACCCTAAAATGAGAAACAATAGAAATAAAAATGTAATTGTATAATCATTAAAAGGTATTGAGTCAAAATTGTTTTTAGGCATAGGCTAGTTAATTTAATTAATATTTGTTTTTGTTTATATGTCTAAATCTTGGGCGTAATGATAAGAGCCTGAATAATCATTATAAACTGCGTTAGATTCGTTGCAATATTCGCCCCGCTCATCTATATAAATAGCACAATCAGAACATAAAAATTCATCATCTAACTCTGAATATATTTCGTCTTCTCTGTCAATATGTGCGCCGCAATTATCGCAGCATTTGCCCGCCTCTGTATAATCTCCGTTTGTTTGGTCAAAAACTATTGTAACGTCATCTTCTAAGTGGCTCAAATATCCGTTATCATCTAAGTATCTGAAAGTATCAAGATAAGGCCAGGCGTTTAAATTCATTACTTCGTCAAAATCTAAAGAGACAATAAAATCAGGTGTTACCCTGTCGCACATAAATTTAAATTTTTCTGTATCTGTGTGTTGATATTTATTCAATATATAGCTTTCAATATGGCTTTTATTGTAGCAAGGTAGAGCCTCTATTTTATAGGCTTGGCGCACCGCTTTAAATAGTTTATATTGCATTTCAGAAAAACAAACATTTTGCAACTTATTGTTAATATATATTCTATCTAAATAATATTTTTTGTTTGTTATTGTCTCTAATATATCGCCGCTATTCTCGCATATTTTATCTATTTTGTTAGTCTCGCACCATATCAACGCCCTTGCAAGTATTTCGTCACCACTAACAAAAGCCGCCATTTTTACTTTAACTTTTTTACTCTGATTAATTTTGTCATATATACCAAAACATAGTTTATTTTTACCCGCCATACAAGAGCCATTGTAGTTCTCTTTTTCTTTAGCATAAAAAGTAGGAATATCATTAAATATTTTAAATTGATAATCTAATGAAGATTTCAAAAAGTCGTCAACCTCTTGCGCTATTGCTTCAAGTTTTTTACTTTCTTCAGTTGTATTTATTACAAACAATTTTTTTAAAAGTTTGTTAATACTTGTTTGCGTAAAGTATTTTTGGCGCTGCTCTTTTGTTGGTATGTTACCTATTATAACGCCTGTATTCTCTTTTATTCCATTTATTTTACCCTGTGATATATAAGAGACGTTCAAAGGATTAGAAACCGCCCTTCCAATGTGTTTATATGTGTTAAACTCTTTATGAGTAGGCACAAAGTTTTTAAGATAATTTATTGAGTCTAATATTATATTCTGTGTTTTCATTTTTTTAGTGTTTTATTAATAGTTTAAAATTTTCTTTTTCTTCTTTTAAGCCATTTATATAAATAACTAAATTAGCCCCTAAAAGATGAAAATATATTTCTGCATTTCCATTGTTATATCTATTATAAGACAAATATATATATTTAAAACCTTGTTCTTTTTTTAAACTTTTAGTTGGTTTTTGATATTTAAACCATTTTGAAATTTTCATTTTTATAGTGTGTTTTAGTTAGTAATCAAATAAAGTAAATAAATCCCTCTAAGAATAAAGCGCCTAGCGCAATAGATGAAACGCCAACAAAAAGAGTTAATAAAATATTTTCAATTAGTGGCGTTTTTGTCTCTACCGCTACAAAATAAGTTTTAAAAAAATCTTTTCTATTTCTTTTTATTCTGTTTTGCAAATCNGCNTAATTTAANAANTCTTTTACGCCTGTTAATTTATTAGTTAAGATGTAATTTNTCATTTTTATAATTTTAGTTAAACATAANGCAAATGTAATAAATTTTAATTTAATATAAAAATAATTTATATGTTTTTTTAACAATATTTTGTTAATTNATNAAAAAGTCAAAAATCCTTCTCTAGTAATTTTGTTGTNTTGCAATAANAAAAANTTTTAATNTCNATANATTANAGCNNTATGAAATAGCTTTAAAAGGCTTTAAAATGGNAAATTTTATTATTATGTTAAATTTTATAAAATACTATGCACGCATAACAAAAACAGCTCTAAAATACTATGCACGCATATATTATGCACGCATATATTATGCACGCACAGGAAAAAAATCTGAGGAAAAATTACCCATATAAGGGTAGTAAGCATACCTAGCAGTTTCAGAGGGTTAGCAGTTTCAGGGCATTTTTTTTTATAAATGGCGTTAGCAGTTTCAGAGTAAAATAAAAAAAAGCCAAAAACTTTTTAGCTCCTGACTTTTTTTCACACAAAAACAAAAACAAATCTTTATTCTTTTATATATGTCTTATGTCTTAATATCTTATTTATTAGCGATTGGCTTACGTCATACTTAATAGCTATTTGCTCTTGCGTGTATGTGCCTGTCTCATAATCTAATCTTATTTGTTGGGCTTCTTCGTATGTAAACTTACGTTTAGCATATCCACCACCTCGCCTGTCTTTTCTTTCGTATACGTTAATACTCATAGTTTGTTGTTTAAATAGTCGTCAATAACTTGAATGGATTCATCTACACCTTTTGTTACTCTTGCACAATACCCTACGTCGTTTAAGTATGCTATCCATTCTTTCTGTTCTTTTGTAGGATATGATTTTTTGTCCTTTTTTATTTCAAGAAAAAGTCCGTGATNCCCCCCCCCTCCTATACCCCCCTCGTATGTGGGCATACATATCTGTAAATCAGGGAATCCTTTAACATAGCCTGTGGCTTTAGCCTTAACAGCCTGTTTAAAAGACGTTCTAATACCTCCTAAGCTAGCACAGTACCTAATCTTTGGNTACTTTAGTTTTAGATACTGAACGACTGCTTTTTGTACTTCTTCTTCTTGGTTTCTCATTCTTTAATTCTTTCCTCCATTCCATCATCTTATTGTATAACTTTAATTTGTTATCCTCTTGTTGTAAATGTAGGTCATCTAATTCATTCTCAACATATTGCTCAAAATCTCTGATTCTTATGTTTAAATAAATTGTATAAAACGTAATAGTTAATATAAATATAATCATAATTTAATAGTTTGTGTTTCCATATTGACCTTCTACATATATATTTTTAAACAATATGTCAAGGTCTTTATGTTTAGTTTTAGTATCTCTTAATATTCTCTGTCTTATTGTTTCGTTTTTTTTAATTAACTCAACATCATTAGTTGTAACAAATGTATCAATTATTTTGAATTGATGACGTCTTGTGCTACCTTTTTTACGGTATCCATACTCTATAATAACTCTATAGATAGGGCTTACCATTATAATTTTAGTCTTTCAAGCTCAAATTCTAAATGAGCTATTGCCTTCTTTATACATTCTTCAGGAGACTTATGCTTGTTAGAACTTCTGAGCAAGTAAGTCGTGGCTGTACCAATATTGTATGAAAGCTCAAAATCTTCTACAACTTTACGTGCTTCGTAACCGTGATGCTTACCTACATAGTAATTAGGTATTCTACTATCTTCTTTTGTAGTATCTATGTTTCTGTCGTATTGGTAGTAATATTTATTATGTTCAGTCATTTTGTTGTTTATTATATTTATAATTATTTTTTAATCCCTTGTTTAACAACCTGTTAAAGGCTTTTATGTCTACACTTTTATTTGTTATATACATATTTGCAACAAACAAAAATGTAGAAAAATCATCTTTTAACAAAACTTTTAGCAGGTGAATTTTGTCTTTATAATTTTTATTTAGAAGGTCTTCGTGGTCTCTCATTAACTCTATCATTTTCTAATCCGCCTGTTAGTGTACTCATTTTTTTTATTTTCTTATCAAACTTTTTAATGTTATCTTCTAAGTTGTTTCTTTCGTTTTTAAATGTAAACATAAAAGCAAAAAATCCTAAAAAGAAACCTGCTCCAATGCAAGTTATTATCATTAGTATTGGTTTTATTATATCTTCGTACATCATATTTTATTTATTAGTTAATAGTTTAGGTTGAGGTCTGTAATGTAATACAGTTTTAGGGTCTTTCCCTTGACTTTTTACTTGATACTCAGCGTCCCATATAATAGCTCTCCAAGACTTTATCCAAGTATAGTATGTCTTAACATTAAGAGCAAATAAATCTGTATTACGCACACCATTTCTAAAAGCATTTTCTATGTCTTTATACATTAGCGATTTAAAATCTCTCTTTAAATCTTCTGCTAAAGATTGTGCAAGTAAAGCTATTTCCTCTTGTGGTTTTGATTGTCCTAACTCTACAAATGTTTTACTTATTAAGTCTACACATTTATAAGTTAATTCTTCTTTATTTTCTTGTTGTATAAGCATTAGTTTATCATTTGTTTGTCCATAACTAAAACATCACCAACTACAGGGTCTTGCACGCCATATATGTATAGGCTGCTAGCAATTTCATTGTAGGGCAAGTTATTTAATTTACCTTCTTCATTTATTATCATTATCCTTTCGTCTCTTGTTTTTAAAATCTGTATGTAACCATCTACATATGACTGTAACTCCTTAAGACTAAATGTTTTGTTGTTTTTTGGTTTTACGCTTTTAACGTCACCATTCGTACTTACTAATTGTGCTTTCATATTATTTATTTTTAATATTACGAAAGAGAGCAAGAGTATTAACTGTTATGGCAAAATCGCCTTTATGCCCTCAATCGTAATAACTTGTTTTATTTATTCATTTGTTTTTTAATTATCTCTTTAGCTCCTTGCCAAGCATTTATTTGGCTCTGCAGTTTACCTTCTTTATTTTGAGCATTGCTTTTAGTATTAGATTCCCACGTCCTTATAGATGCTCTCCAATCTTTCATAGGATTCTTACCTACCTTCCAACCATTACTTTCATAGAAGTTATAGAACTTAAATATATCTACCTTATTTTGTCTCTCCTGACAATATAGCTCTAATTCTTCCATAGATGGCTTTTTAAAGCGTTTTAAGGCAGGTTTAGCAGTTTCAGATGTCTCAGTAAGGTTTACGCCTTTTAAGTTGTATAAGTCATATTTCTCAATTAGCTTTATTACAGCCTGATGAGGTCTTGAGTTAGCGTTTAACTCACCATACTGAAACTCTATAAACTTTGGAACAAACCATCTGTCACCTTCATCAAAGATTCTTATCTGAGATGCAAAATGTTTTATAGCTTCTTTTTCGCTAATCTTACTGCCTATTCTTATTGAGGCTACCTCAAAGTCTGTTTCCCATACTCCTGCGTGATTACAATCGTCTAGTATATATAACCATAGGAGTTTGTATTTAGTGGGTAGGTTTCTCATAAAACCTTTCTTCCACTTGTCTGTGTCTGTAAATCTCTTAGCCATATTATTTATTTTTATAGTGACTTAATAAATGTTGGTTTACTATTTGTCTGTGAGCCATAGAACCATCATAGTTATCTGATACGTCTTCATAATCATCAAAGTAATCTTCTTGACAATGCACTATAACGTCGCTGTTACAGTCTGCGCAAAACCTAAATTCTTCACCATACTCGCTTTCTTTTAGTTTGCCATTACAATAGTAACAAGCCTCGTCACCATACTCATCTAGTATAACTTCTGATTCTCTGTTTCTGTCATCAAACCAATAGTTTCGGTTAGCTCCTTGAAAGTCTCCCCAATCAAAACTATCTTGCCAAGCATTTTTGTATACGTGTTTATACGCAGTACAACCTAAGTCATTGACAATGTGCATAATCATATCAAGACAGTTGTTAGCGTCGTGAAACTGCACAACCTCTTTGTCTGAATGTGGAGCATAGTAACCGCAAGACATATTAGCTACAGATACACCTATACCGTTCTCAGCAAGCTGACCTACATCTGTGATAGCACCTGATGATTCTTTGTAACCGTACTTGGAAATAATAGGAGCAACATCTTCTGCAAAGCACATACTGTATAGCTCGCCACTAATAGAGTTTACAAAGTCTGTGTTACCTCGCCTGTCACCTTGCAGGCAATAGCCTACGTCTTTGAACCAAGACATATTAGCTTGTGAGCTACCTACGCAACCTATTTCTTCTGAATGAAAGAAGACGCACTTGATAATATCTTGTGTAAGTAACATTTGTAATGCAAGCCATACACCTACCTTGTCGTCACCGCCTACACCTACTTGTGTGCCTGTATCTGTACTGAAAGCAAACAAACAGTTGTTGTCGTCATAAACCTTGAATGATTTGTGTATGTCGTGTACGGTATCGGTATGTGCAACAATACAAGGATATACATCTGAGCTACCTTTGGTTACATAAATGTTGTTGCTGTCTACTTCTATCTTAGCTGAAGGAACATTAGTAATACAAAAGTTAATAATGTATCGTATCATCTGCTCCTCTTGACCGCTAGATGTTTGTACTGATAGAGTGTCAATGAGTAATTGCTTGCGCTTGTGTAGTTTTTTTGTCATAGTGTTTTTGTGGGTGTTAGTTAGTAATTAGTTAGTTATACAAATATAAGAAAAATATAAGTTAATAACAAATAATTTATATGTTATTTTTAGATAATTTAAGAGGGGGCAAAACATTTAATAATTGGTTATTGTTCGGCGTCGTGCCAACCCCCTCCTTAATTAAAATGGTAAATCTCCTTCTGTATTTGTATTATCTACTGAAGTAGGTTTTGGTGGCTCGTAAGTATTCTCATAAGCATAGTGCGTTGCTCCCTTCTCAGAAACCTCTCTACGTTCTGCTATTGTAATATTTACCCAACCTCTCTTTGCAATCTTTTGCAAATCTTCTACTTTAAAACTTGCATTAAACAAGTCTCCATATTGTGTAGTAACTTTTTTGATACTACTTGCTACATAATTTTTTTCTGACATAATTTATTTGAATTTATATTTAGACATATCATTTCGTATAATAACTTTTTCTCTAATCTTAATTTCATCTGAAGGCTCTTTTAACCTTTTTTTATATTCTATTAAGCCGCTATTTTTAAAATAATTTTCTAAGTTTATTAGGTTTTTTTTATTTATTTTATCTTCTTCTTTTTGAGCCATAAGTTCCCTTATAACACTCTTTCCTTCCTCTGTCATCTATGTTATTCATTTTTAGAAATTAGAGAACCTATTGCCTTAAAGTTTTCTTCGCCTTCTACTATTATAGGATTAGATTCTAAGTCAACCTCTACAATGTCAACAACATCTTTGACGTCAATATTAAGATAATTAGCTAGCCTTTGCATTTGATAATATCTTAAGTAATATGGCTTCTCTACATACTTCTCTATAGTTGAGCCTTTAATGTTTAATATTCTTCCAAACTTTTGTTTAGATATTCCTCTGATTCTTAGTATAGCTTCTAACTCATTGCGTGAAGCCCTTACTTTTTCATAATTGTTTTTCATCTTACAAGTATTTTTTTTTATTAATAATAGTTTTAATTTTATTTTTTGGTACTAAAAAATTAGTTTGGTTGTCTTTATAAAACTTTTTAGTATCATTACCTAGCAATCTCATAATGTCATCTTCTATTAGTTCTCCTAAATACTTTTCTCCATACCATACTGAGTATGTAAAAGCTCGTGAAGGATTTCTGATTATGCTAACTACTAAACATTCCGTTCTTGACGAACTGTTTGTATTGGTCTTTGGGGTCTCTTTTAATTTCATTTTCTTTTAGATATATGATTAGTTCCTCTGCTTCTATCTCGCTAAAATTTTTATCGTAAATTCTACTTGATATTTCTTGTTGTTGTGACATTGACAAAGGTGTTCTTCGTACGAGGTCGTCAATAAAATCTATCTGCCAATATTCTGCTAGTTTAGGCTTTCCATCAACAACCTCATCAAACCAATCATCATTCATTAGTCAACCATTTCGTCCTGACCAAAGACACCTTGCTCATAGAATCCTGCTATCTTAAGCACAACTCTTGACATAGCTCTCTTTTCTGCCATAGCAACAGGAAACTTTTTACCACCTCCCATTAGATTAGAATCAGATGCTTCACCAAATGACATCATATTTCTAGTTAGTTTGCCTTGTTGTAGACTTGCAGTAGCTCTCATAACTACCCAATCTTTTTCCATTACAACAGGCTCGTAGGCTACTTGTATATTTTGTTTGCTTACTATCTTGTCTATACCTGTTCTTGTGATAATAACAAAGCCTCTTTTATCTTTGTATACATCTTCTTCAACAAGATTGTTTTCTAAGAATAATCTTCTTAATGCGTCCTTTTTAGTTTCTTTAACTTCAGGTTGCGTGTTTTTTATTTTCTTCATATTAGTTTTAGTTTTATTTAATTAATTTTAACCAAATGGTATGTTAGCCATTTTAGTTCTGTACTCATCTGCCTCCGCCTCTTTCC